CGGCGGCGCTGGCAACGCCGATCGTCTCACAAATGGACATTGTGCGTGTATTCGAGGCTTACGCCTGGCTCAGTTTTTCGGAGAATGAGGGGCGCGCGTATCTCTACAAATGTTGGGTCCATTCCGACTACGACGAATGGCTATTGGATCCGCTCCCGGTCTCTCGAATCCCCTATTCGTGCGGATCTGCCTTTCCGATTGCGAACCGCCATGAGGGCGAGGCCCTGGCTGACAAAATGGCCGAAATCCAAAACGGTAAAACCGAGTTCCTGCGGCAATGGGCGGACAACGTCCGAAATTGCAGTTATGGCCGCTATTCGGCTCTGTCGGGCCAGGTGATGATGGAAGACGTTTTGACTCCACGCGCGGGCGGGCCGGTGCGCGTCCGCGCTCAAGGGGCAGTGCAGCCTATCCCCGTGATCGACGTCGGTCCGTCGATCGCCGCCGCAATGGATCGCCTTGATCAAGCGCGATCCGAGAGGGGAGGGGCTGCATTGGACATGGCGGGCGCGGAAATGCAGATCGCCAGCGATTCCGCGCATGGCACGGAACGGGTTTACGCCGCGCGTGAGCTACTGGTGAGCTACATGACGCGCAACCTGGCCGAATCGCTCGTTAGGGGCCTGTTTCTGAAAGCGCATGCCGAATTGCGCGACGGCGACGGCGGGCCGATCACCATCAAGATCGCGGAGCAGTACACGCAAGTCGATCCGACGCAATGGCCTGGCCGCAATCACTGCAACGTCGAGTCGGGCTATTCGATGGGCGAGCGCATGCAGAAAATCGGCATCATTGGCGGGCTGATCGACAAATACGTGGCGGGCTTGCAGATGGCGGGCGGCGAAATGTTCACACTGCCGGGGCTGTACAAGCTGGTGACCGATTACATGCGCCTGGCGCTGATCGACAATCCGGAATCGTATTTCATCGATCCGAACAGCGATCAGGCGCAAGCCGCTGGCAAGGCGAAGCAAGAGCAGGCGGCAATGCAAGCGCAAATGGCCAACGAAGCGGCGCAAGCGCTGGTGATGATTCCGGAGCAGATCCGCGCCATTGCCCGCCAGCACGAGACCGACCAGGAAACGCAGTTCAAGTATTTTGATAGCGTCCTGGATGCGATCACCAAGACGGCAGAGGGGGAACGTCAAAGTGTCATCGATTTCGCTAGCGCACGAGACCAGGCTCGCGCTGTCCAGGCTCCAACACAAGGGCGCGGATCACCTGGAAGAACTCAGAAGGTGGCTATCGCAAAAGACGTTGCAAGACGCAAGCTTGAGCGCGGGAGCGGTGACGGCGGCGGAAGTGGAAACAATTCTTAATCAACTGAGGGGGATCGATTATGCCATCGGAGCAATCAGGGCCGTCGCCGAAGAAGAACACGCCAGGATCGAGCGCGCCGAACGGCAAGCTTAACGGCTCGGAAAGCCCGAATAAACAAATTCGTGATTTTCGCCCGCCGCAACCACAACGGGATCGAAAACCGACACGCGACGATGTAGATAAGGTAGCAGGCTTATTAAATGGTGAGCCTAAACAGGATGGCGATCGTCTTCCCGATCGTCAGCAACGGAGTCCCACGGAAGACGTCCCCCCAGGTCGCGACCGTGGAACTCCTGACGGACGATCGCCCGACGATAACGCAGGAATCTGGCGAGAGCCTGAAGGTTCCCGCGAAAACGACGGCGATCGTCCGTTTCTGCAACTCGACGAAGACGAGGACGGCAAGCCGCTCAAGCGTACGCCAAAGCCGAAGAGTCTGCTAGAGTTCGCCGACGAGCAGTCAATACCGCATAAGGCGGTGTATGACCTGGTTGTGCCGATCGATGAGGGGGAGACTCCTATGTCGATCGGGCAAATGAAGGATCGGATCCGCGAGGTCCGAAACTTCGAGTTCGATCGTGATGATTTCGCGGACTATCGCGAAAGCGCCATGAACGAAATCGTGGAAAGCCGCACGCAGATTGACGGGGTTCTTCAGCAACTGAAACAAGTTGTTCCACCTGAAGACCTGGCGAGAGCCTTCGCCGATCAGATCGAGCGTTACAACGGCCAGATCGCGAGAGCGAAGGAACAGATCCGCGAATATTTTCCTGAATGGGATGACAGCGACAAGAAAGCCGCCGACCGCAAGAAACTGAAGAGCGCGCTTGCCTCTTACGGGTTCTCCGGCGCGGAAGTCGATAACGTCGTTGACGCCAGGCTGATACGCTTTGCCATGCACGCCATCAGGCTGATGGATCGCTATCAGCGCGCAAAGGAAAGTCTGCGAGAGCGCACGCCTTCGACTACTGGCCCGTCACGTCAAAAGTCACCCGTTCCGAATCGTCAGCAGCAAGCGAAAAACCTGGCCGACGGCGGAGACAAGGTAGGAGCCGTCGCAAAACTCTTGGGATAAGCGACAATGACGACAAACAATCTGGATGCTGCGGATCTGCGCAAGGTGCCTGCCGGTGGTTGGGTGGCCGAAGACGTGATGGATTCGATTTGGGATATCTCGCATATCCCGCTGCCCTATACCGATCGGGCGGGCGGCGGCAATGCCGATAACCAATTCACTGAATGGAATGTCGACAAGCTGAGAGACCCCGATCTTACGAACGCGCGCGTCGATGGCCAGGACACGATCGAGGAGAACGACACCAATACCGGTAACAGGCTTGGCAATCACTGCCAGATCTCGACCAAGACGGTGCAAGTCTCGACCAGGGCGCAAGATTCCGACACGTTTGGCAACACGGGCGGGCTGGCCTATCAGATCATGATGCGCCAGCGGGAATTGCGCCGCGACGTCGAGGCGATCGCGCTTTCCATGCAGGGATCGGTCGAGGATGACGGCGACACGGTCGCGGGCAATGCCGGATCTGTGTTTTCGTTCATCAAAACGCATGCGCTGGTCGGGGCTGGCGGATCGGTCGGCGGCTTCAACAACACGACGAAGCTGACGGCGGATATCAATCCCGGCACGGCACGGCCATTGACGGAAACGATGATCCGCGACGTCTGCCAGGCGGTTTATGAATCGGGCGGCGATCCGTCGATTTTCATGGCGCGCACGCCGGTTATTCGCAAGCTGTCGGAATACCTGTTTACCGCCAGTGCGCGTGTCGCCACTGTCACGGCGGATGTTGGCCAGGATCGCACGCCAGCGACGGCAAAAGGCTCGATCAACGTCTTTGTGACGGATTTCGGGGTGACGCTCGATCTCATCCCGAACCGGCTGCAACCGGCCAGTTCCACGGGCGTATCGTCGGCGGGCATCTTCGATTTCGAGTATCTCGATCTGATCTATCTGACCGGCTATCGGGTCGAGCCGTTGGCCAAGACCGGCCTGGCCGACAAGCGGCAAATGCTGGTCGACTGGACGAACCGCGTGCGCAATGAGCTATCCCAGGGCGCGATTCATGGGATCGATGAAACGGCGGAGGTGACATACGCCTAATGCCGAAACCTGGCCTGATTTTCAACGACGGGGAAGAGCTAGAACGCTTCTATCTTGACGCGGACGGCATGATGCATCGCAGCCACATTTCACTCCATGAAGATGCGATCATGCGGGAAAATCAGGCAGTGCGCAGCGCGGGGGGTTCCCGGTCCCTCACCTGGTGCAAGCCCGCGCTGCGCATGTCTTTGGCGCAATATCTGCATTTGCAGAAAAAATTTCCGGCTTTGAAAAGCCGCGACAATCAGGAGCGCACGCGCGCCTGGCTAAAGATCATGAACGATCCGGAATACCGGTTCCTATCGGTGGAGGACAAGTGATGGACGGGCGTCGATATTATCCGGTTGGCGTGTTTGAGGCGGATGCGTCCGCCTTGTTCCCGTGGCCGCCGCAATCGCGGCTGTGGCGGGCCTATGTGATGGGCTATCTCGATTTCATTGCGGGCGGTGACAATCCGGCCAAGGTGCCGGGGCTGGTGACCGATCACAATTCCGAAGCCTACGCCTATGGGCAAGGCGTGGCGGATGCGACGGCAGGCATACAGGTGCCATTCATCAACGAAGTGGCTCCCGAACCGCCGCCACCAATCATTCCGGAAACAGCGGAAGGGAGCGTGATGGAATCGGAGACAGACCCCTTGTTTATTGCGGGGGGCGACAATGGTTAAGGTAATCCTGGGTGACAGTTTCGACCGCATTGTCAAACGCGGCGAAACAATCTGGCCGCACAGCAGCCACCCGCCAAAGCCGCCGCCCGTTCCCGCCGATGATGGCGAAGAGCCGCCCGTTCCGGAGCCAGAGGACGAGGAGGAACCGGCATGAAATGGGGGCAACTGAAGAGCCAGGCGGCGAGCTATGTACATCGCAAGGATATCGATTGGGATGCGGCGCAAGTTCTGCTGGCGGCTGACCTGGACGCGCGGCTTAACACGGTTATCAATGAGGGCGTTGCGAACCTTACACTTTCGACGTCGGCGGGGATTCCCGGTTTCTATAGTTGTCCGGTACCTCCAAACTATGCCCGCGCCAAGTCGATCATGCGCAACACGGATGAGCTAAATTCATCGCCGGAAAAGGCGTTCTTTACGCGTCCGGATCGCGATCGGTTTTTCACGCAAGTCGGCCTGGAAATCTACATGTCGAAATCTGCGCCTTGCATCATGCTGTATGCCAAGCGGGTGCAGTTGATGACGGGTGACAATGACGAGAACGTCGAGGCGTCCTATTACCCGAATGTCTACCTGTATGGGCTGTTGACGCACGCGACGAAGCTGATGGCCGATTTCGAGCTTATCGGCGTCGATGAGGGAACCTACGAAAACTGGCTGGAGCGGGCAAATGCTGCCAGCGACGAAATGCGCTACACGGCGGGCTTTTCGCCGGTCATTGTCGGGGGTGCAGCATGAGCGGGGTCGAAGTCGCCACGAAAATTTCCGAACTGGTCGCCACCAATCCGCCAGGCTCAGATCCGAAGAGCGAGGGCGACAATCACCTGCGGCTGATCAAGGGCGTGCTGCAAGACGTGTTTGACGACAGCGGCACGACGTTGAAAACCACGTTGCCGATCGAGTCGCCGCCGGGGGCGATCCTGGAAGATGTGACGATTACCGGCGGGCTTGATATCGCGGGTGGCCTGACGGTGACGGGCGGGGCAACGGCTGACAAGCTGACGGCGGCAAAGATCGACAATCCTGTCAATCTGGTCGATCCCGCCGACAAGATCAGGGCGACGATCGCGGCGACGGAAACGGCGGGCGCGGGTGGCCTGGCGATCACCGCGTTTGACGATGCAGCAACGCCGGATCAAAAGGCGCAATTGCTGATCGGGTCGAGCGTGTTGGAATATTCGCCTGACGATGCGACGAAAAAGTTTCAGTTGGATCTGTCGCGGCAGACGACGGGAACGACGCGCATCCTGTATGTTCCCGCCAAGCCGATCGACGGCACATTTTCGCTGTGGGAACCGATCGCCGTCGTGGATTTTGTGAGCGCTTCGACGGGTGTTCCGGTTCTGGACCTGGGCGCATTCAACGATATCAGGATCAGTTGGGAAACGCGAATTACGGCATCCACAAGCCTTGGGATTCAATTGAGTACCAATAATGGCGCGTCGTGGATATCAGGTGCGACTGATTATGCCGTCGGTGCAACGTATACGCTGCAATTGCCGTCTATTACGACTTCGGGGTCCATCGCCAGCATAAGTATGATGCAGCTTGCCGCTATCGATAGTCTCGGATGGGGTGGACGCGGTGTGCTGGAATTGACGCGATTCAACAAGCCATTGTGGACTGTTGGTGTCGGGCAAGCCTGCTTTTCGAATGCGGGCCAGGGTTTAAACATTCAAAACTTAGGCTACGCCAGTTCGCAGCAAGTAGTCTGTAACGCCTTTCGTCTGATGACGGGCGGCGCGGCGTCACTGACGGGGCGGATGATTGTCGAGGGCATCCGATGAGCGAGCGCCTGAAAATCTTCCACTATGATCGGTGGTTTTGCTTCTCGCATGAAAGCGAGATCGAGCCGGAGGTAACAGCGGGTGCGCAACGCGTTTATTTATTGCCGCTCAATGCGACGATTCTTGAGCCTCCGGAGGGTGAAAAGCTGGTGGCGGTCTTTGATCCGGATCTTTTTAGATGGCATCTGATGGACGATCACAGGGGCGAGCAATGGTTCACGCATCGGGGCGAAGCGATCGCCATAAGAAGGCCTGGCGATCCCTTGCAGTTTGGCTTGCAATCGCATTGGCCGTGACGTCGTGCCAAAGCACGACCAGGCGCAATCACTACGGCTGTTTGTTGCTCTGCCAGACGATCGAATGGCCGGACTATGAGCAGGACGAGCAACCGAAGGAACCGCCGCAGGTTTACCGCTACAAATAGGTGAGAGCATGGCCGGTCCAAGAATGTCGATGTTGGCGCTGCATGGGATCGCCAAGGATCCGCTGCCAGGCATGGCGGATGCGGGCCGCTATACCGATGGCCGCAATATCTATTTCAAGGCGGGAAAGTCGGTGCGCTCGCCAGGCTATAACATCTATGCGGATCCTGGCCGAATCTGCGACGTCGATTTTCTGCAATATGTGGAACTGGGACCAATCCGCTATTGGATCTACGCCAGTGCGGGGGCGGGCGATATCGGAATCGGGGTGACCGACGGCGAACTGCATTACGATCTGACGCCGCCAGGCTGGAGCGCGATTATTGCCGATGGCTTTGTGCTGACCGGCGGCACGATCAACAATATTCCGTTCATCAATCATCCGGAACTGGCGCCGTTCTATTGGGATTACAACACGGCGGCGCCGATGCAGGAATTGATTGGCTGGCCCGACAATTGGACCTGTCGCGTGATGCGGTCGCACAAGGATTTCCTGATGGCGATCAACGTGCAGACCGATATCGGCCAACTCGAAAGCCAGGTGTCGTGGAGCAATTCCGCCGAAGCCGGATCGATCCCGACGGAATGGATCCCGACGCCTGAGAACGACGCGGGCGACGACACGTTTTCACAGTCGCCGGGGCCGTTGCTCGATGGCATTTCGATCCGCGACCAGTTCTTTGTGGCGAAGCGCAATTATTGCGGCGTGCTGCAATATATCGGCGGGCAATTCGTGTTTCAGTCGCGCGATGTGTTTCCGACGACGGGGCTGTTTGCGACGGGGGCCTGGGCCGAAGATTCGAACATGATCTACATGCTGACCGGCGAGGGCAAATTCATCCGCACCGATGGAACGGGGCAGTTGGACATGCTGACCGGCGTCAATGCCGAATATCTGCGCAACGCCATCAACTATCAGCATCCGGAATCGGTTTTCGTCTACCACGACCAGGCGGAAAACCAGGTGATCTTGTGTTACCCGACCGGCGTCAACCAGTTCGCGACGGAGGGGCTATCGGTTGACGTGTCGAATCTCGACCAGGGATTCCGCGACATGCCGGACGCGCGCATGGTGGCGATCGGCAATATCGGCCAACTGGCGACGTCGTGGGATTCCGACGATGAGCCGTGGGATACCGATACGACGTCCTGGGATCAGGGGGCGTCGGGCTATCAGCCGCCGTTGCTGCTGTTTGCCTGTGGCGAGCATGGCATGCTCAGTCAATCGACGGGGCCGCAACATATCGTCGATCACGCCTGGCAGGATATCCGCTGCTATGCGGCGCGATCCGGCATTGATTTTACCGCCTATGCCGGACGCGCCACGGTATCGGGGATGTATCCGAGGATCGAGGGCAACGCCGGAACGATCGTGAATTTTCAGTTTGGCATGCAGGCGCATGACAATTCGCCCTTGGAGACATTGCCGATTCAGGAGTTCACGATCGGCGTCGATGAGAAACTGGATTTCTTCATCGACGGCAAGCTGATCGCCTTGAACCTGTTTACGGTTGGCGGCGCGCAATGGGCGCTGTCTGGCCTGCAACCGGTCGGGAGGGCCAGCGGGCGATGGTAGAAAAGACCAGGGGACGCGGGGCCACCTACAACATGTCGCCGCCGCCGCAAACGGGCGGGCTGGACGAATTGCGCAATTGGTGTGTGCGCGAGTTCGAACGGATTTCGACGGCGACGAGCGAGGGCCGATCGCGCGGGGCGCGGTGGGATATCCTGTCGAATCTTCCGGAAAAACCGATGCGCGGCGACGTCAATTTCTTTGCGGCTGATGTGGTCGCGCCTGGCAGTTTGGAGGGGGCCTACGAATATGACGTTGGCGCTGGCACATGGCGAAAACTCTGACGTCGAAATCCATGCCTGGGGCAAGGATCTCGATATCCTCACGATGCAGGCGTTTTATCAGGCGTACGAGCAAGCGGCTGATGATTACTATCAAAATTGGTGGGAATTTTCTTCACAGGTACGGTCCGGCCATATCGTTTGCGTTTCGATTACTGAGGAGGATTACCGCTCGGTTCTAGGGATCGAGCTTATGCGCGATCGCAAGGGGCCGTATATCAGCCCGATTTTCTATTGCGGGCGGCTGACGAAAAAGCTGGTGCGGGAACTGACGTGGTGGCTGTTCCAGTTCATGCAGCTTTACAAGGAACAGGAAGGCTTTGACGGCTATGGCCGTTTGTACCTGGGGGGGCGAGGGGCGTGGCAGGCGCTCATATACCGGATGGGCCTTTACATAGATCCGGAGGGCTTCATTTCGGAGGATCAGGAGGGATTGCGCTATGGGCGTTTCCAGCGGCTCCAGTAATCAATCTAGCTCAAGCAATAGCTACGGCTATTCGCAGAACCTGGCGCAATCGATCAACGCCAGCCAATCGAACGTCTGGGGCGACCAGGCGAAATTCCTGACGGGCGGCTATCAGCAGGCATCGGACCTGGCGAAACAGCAGAGCGGGACGATTCAGCAGGACGCCGCCAAATACGGGACGCAAGGCTATGGCGATAGCCAGGCAGGCGTCGGCGCGCTGCGCGACGTCGCCGGCAGTGGCGGCATGTCCGCCACCTATGCCAATCCCAACAATGACCTGGCAAAGAGCCAGCTGGCGGCAATGACGGCTGATATTGGCGACCAGTTCCGCCGTTCCATCCTGCCGTCGATTCAGTCGAGCGCGGGCCAGGTGGGAGGCATCGGCGGATCCAGGGCGGCGCTGGCGAAAGGCGTGGCGGCGGGGGACGCGGCACGGGCGATCGGGAGCGCCGCCACGGATCTCTATGGCCAGCAATATCAGATTGGCGCGAGTTCTGCGGCGCAAGCGGATTCGAACCGGATCAATGCGGGCGGGGCGCTGCCAGGGGCGGCGACGGCAAGCTACAATCTCGGCCTATCGCCCTATTCGTCGGCCTGGGGGCCGATTTCGTCGATGATGGCGGCGATTGGCGGGCCGACGGTGCTTAGCAACTCGATGGGCGTCAGCCAGGCGCAATCGGGTTCTGAAAACTGGGGAAGCAGTCAATCGAGCGGATCGAGCCGCAACTGGGGATTCCAGTTTTTCTAGGAGGGTGACAGATGGCCGGAATCTTTTCCGACGACGAATCCGGCGTGCCAGGCTTCAACATTCTCGGCATGCTGCTCGGCGGTCGCGGCTATGCGGCGCAACATTTCGCGATGCGCGACCAGGCGGCATGGGATGAGCAGAAGCGCAAGGATCGCGAGAGTTTCGCGACGGGGCTTCTCGGATCCGACGAACTGAAACGGGCGAACGCCAATCCGTTGTCACGCGATGCGCAATTCGGGCTGTGGGGGCAGTTCTACGGGCAAAAGGGCGGCGATCCGACATTGGGAAACTCGCTGTTGGACAAGTCGATTTCAGCGATCTACGGCCACGAGGCGGACGTCTTCAAGGATGAGCTTTGGAAAAAGCAACTGAACCTGTCGGCGGAATCGGAATTGATGGTCGATCAGAAAAAGCGCGAGCGCGATGCGGCGGGCAAGCAAGCGGCGTTGAATCTGCTGTTTGCGCCTGGCGAAAGCGGCAATCCCGGCCTTCTTGAGCAAGCAAATCGCAATGCGGCGTTTGATACGGTCTATCCAAATCAGCGGCCAAACGACATGGACGTTGTGCCAGGCGCGAATGGCCTGACCTATCGGCCGAACATCATGACCGAAAACGGCCGGAAGATGATGAGCGAAGTGCAGTCAAACCAGAACGTCGTGTCGGGGATCAGCAATCTTTACGACATGGTGAAAAACAATACCGGCGATCGCGCCACCTATGACGCGGAGCGGGCGGCGCTGCTGATGGAAGTGAAGAAAGCCGAACAACTGGGATCGCTCGATCAGGGGACATTGGATTTCTACACGGAACTGATTCCGGCCTACAATTCGAATTGGTCCGCCAATCCGCAAAACTGGGGAAGCCAGCAGGAAAAGCTGCGGGTGCAGCTAGAGCGCGCCAAAGTGAAGGCGGCGCAAACGCTCGATCGCTGGTCGATTCCGGCGTCAATGGTGCCGAATCGAGCCAGTGCGGTGGTCGCGCCATCGACGCCCACGAAGCCGATGCCCACGGGTCCGGCGATCATTCCGCAAGCGCCCGACGATCGCCGCACGTTAGAGCGATGGAACCGGCTGAAACCGCAACCGGAAGCGCCATCGGAGCCGGTGCCAGGCTCGCGCGCCAATCAGCAATATCGGCCAAAGAGGTGAACAATGGGCGTGTCACATGTCACGCCGGACGGATCCGGCGGCTATTGGGGATGGGATGACCAGGCGAATGATTGGGTTCCCGTCGATCCGAAGGCGCAAGAGGGTAGTTTTGTCGGCAATGTCGGGCGGGCCGCTGAGCGCGGCTTTTCCGATATCGGATTGGGGATCGAGCAAGCAACCGGCGCGGCCACGCCGCAACAGATCGAGGCCCGCCGCCAGGCTTCCCAGGCGCAAGGGGCGGCGGCTGCGGCGGGTGCGCCAATGGCCGAAATGCTCGGCGGCACGGCTCCCGATGCTCTTGCGGGTATCGTCGCGGGCGCGGCTACAGGCGGAGCGGGCCTTCCTGCGGTCCTGGCGGCGTCGGCGCTTAGTGGTGCTGGCACGGCTGCAATTCGGCCTGGGAGTGTCGAAGAGCGTTTGCATGCTGCGCTATGGGGGGCGATATCGGGGGTTGGCGGTGAGGCGTTGGGCCAGGCTGCGGTTAAGGGCGTCGGACTTGCGTTGCAACTCGGCAAGGGGATTGTACAACGCGGCACAGAATCGACCGCCAGAGCCGTCGAGGCTGGCGCTCAGCGCGCAACGACGCGTCAGGCTATGGAAGCCGCCATGCCGGACGCAACGCGCGTCCCTGGCCAGCCTGGTGACATTCCGGGCGGATCAACTGCTGGCGCTCAACAGGTAACGAATGCCGAAACGGAGGCGCTGGCGCGCGAGGGCGGTATCATCGACGAGTCGCAAGGCTATCTCGATCGAGGCGTCGGCGACACCAAGGCCAGGCGCGTCTATGCCGGGGCCGAAGAACACGGCTATCAGCCGCCAGGTTTCGAGGGAGCGCCGCGCGGCTCGAAAGCGGCGCTGAATGCGGCGTTGGAAGAGTTCAATCCGCTGGCGTCGAGCTACGAAGAGTCCAGGCGGATTGGTAACGCGGCGCTGCTGAACCGATCATTTGCGAAGGCGGCGGGGCTGACGCTCGATATCAACGATCAGGCGTTCAACCAGATCGATTTGGGGGATCTGGCGAAGGCGGCGGAATATTTCAGCCAGGGGTTTGAAGAGGTGCAGGCGGAAATGGCACCAATCCCGATGCGGGCAGTGCAAAAGCGGCTGTCGGATCTGGAAGCGCGATCGCAGATGGTGCCAGCATCCAGGGGCGAAGCGGTGTTGCAGGACACCATCAAGAACATCAACGAGGGGCTGGTGAAGAATCCGAACCTGACGATGCAGCCAAAGGACTTCATTCAAGATCTCAGAATGTTGCAGGCGCAAGCCTTGCAAGCCGCCAAGGATGGCGACCAGGGGACGGCGGAGCGGCTAAACCAGGCGGTCAACCTCTATTACGACACGGCGGAACGGGTGACGAAACAGACGCCATCCAGGCGCGGCGGCTATCGTGACGAAACGATCGTCGGCAAGGGGTGGAAAGAGCTACGCGACGAATACCGCGTGTACATGATGGGCTTGAGCAACGGGGCCTGGGGCAAGGATGGCACGATCAACGCCAAGACCATTCTGAACCGGATGATGTCGCAACCTGTGAATGGCGGATGGGGGACGAAAGGCCCGCCGAAGACGAGCAACGCCAGGGCGCTATGGGATATCGCGCAAGCCGCCGCACATGAGCAAACCGTTCTCGGACGGACGCCATCGACGGGCGTCAGACTGTCGCGCGATATCGGCAAGATCGCCAAACAAACGGCGATCGGCGGCATTCTCGGCGGAACAGCATTGGGAGTGGCAAACAAGCTTTGGGATTGAGGCGTGGGTAATGACGCCTGGGGGGAGTTGACGACTCGTTAGCAATCGTGGGAGTACAAACGAATGAGGGTGATTTGCGCAAACAAATCACCCTCTGATTTACCAGGCAATTCCGTCAAGATCTGGCCTAGCAAGTAACGAGTTCTATATTGCGGAATTGCCCTCTGATTACAAGAGGGATGAAATGCAAAATTTAGATAGCATACTTCGCATGACTGCCAAGGACGTTCCGGCATTGCGGGACGCGGGCATATCTGACGGCGCAATCGTGACAGCATTGACGATTATCGGCCAGGGCAACCGGGGGCAGGGCAAGACTGTCCGCTGGTGGTCGAAGGTGCGCGGCTGTGATCGATCGACCTGGTATCGACATTTGGCAGAACTTGGCCCTTTTGTGCAAAGGCTGGTGGGCAAAAACCGCAAGGGAATCAAGAACATCAGCCTAATCAGGGTGCCTTTGGAGTTCTACCGCAAGATGATTGCGGCACGAAAGGCGCAACTTGAAGAGAGTCGGAAGCGTAAGAGACAAACTAAGCAAAGATCTAAATATAACGCTTTGACAGCGGTAAAGATGGTGCTGGAGTATCTGGATTTGACGCCAAGGCAGGTGGAAACGGGCGTTGATGTTGCACGTTTCTTGTGTTAGCGCCCGCGCGAATCTTTACTTTCTCACTGACTCCGCTAAAGTTGCAACGCAATGAGGGCGAAGCTATGCCGGTTGGTGATTATGCTGTGGGAAATGCTGACGTGTCGGGTCTCGATTCGACGTTTGCGCGCCAGCTTGACCAGTTCATCGCGGCCTCGCCTGGGATCTCGATCTATTCGGCCTATCGATCGCCGCAAAAGCAGGCGGGCCTATGGGATGCGGCGGTGCAAAAGTATGGCGGTCCGGATGCGGCGCGCAAATGGGTCGCGCCGCCTGGCCGCTCCTATCACAATCGCGGCATGGCTGCGGATCTGCGCTATTCGACGCCAGAGGCGTTGACCTGGGCGCAAAAACACGCCGCCGACTATGGCCTGAAATTTCCGCTTGCCAATGAGAATTGGCACATTGAACCGGTCTCGACGCGGGGCAACACGCCGCAGATCGCGATCGGTCCGCCTGCTACGTCTGGCGCTCAAGATGGGGGAAGCCTGAGCCTACCATCGAACGGCGTGTCGGCTCCTGCCGGGGCCGCGTTGTATTCGGATAGCCGCGCGCCTGGCGCAAGTCTTGTTCAACCGGATCAACGGGCAGGCGGTCCGCTCTTTACTGCCGATCACATGACGACGGATGCGTTTCTGTCGGACTATATGAACGGCATCAATCCGCTGAGAACGCTGTTTTTCGGCAAGCTTAGGAGTCTGCTGGCGTGAGCGCGGAAGATGTTGGAATGCTGATAGCAATGGGCATGCTGGTGGTATGCGCCGTCATGTGCGCCGTCATGCCGTTTTTGATTGGGGTGATGATTTACGTGGATGTGATGCGATGAGTAGATGGACCTGGCACGAATGGTATAAGCCGATCGCGATATGGATCGGGCTAGGCTTAGGCGTTGTTTTCGTTGGCTATTTGCTTGTAGTCGCCGCATTTCTATTGGGCCTTTGGCACTAAGTCATTGATCCTGAATCACAATCGCGGGGACTCGTAAAAGTGGCAAGGGAAGCAGGCAAGGCACTATCAAGGCGAATCGAGGAGTTGCTGGCCAACTCCGAGAGTGTGGACGATCGTCTCGATGAGGGCATGATGCACGCCTGCGTGGTGGCAACGCTCGGCAAGGAGCCGATCGTCTTTGTCGCGGACATTCTACGCCTTGCCTATGACGTCAAGAGCAAGATGCGGCTTCAACCTGGGGAAGCCGTTCGCACCGCTCTGGCACTGCATGACCGTCTTTACGGCAATGAGGTGCTGAAAAAGCCGAAGAAAAAGACCACCGACGAACTGGCGTTCCAGCTTGACTTCGGGTGGTCCAACCTGGGAGAGAATGAGAATGAAGGGAAGCCCACGCAGTCAGATCCGGTTACGTAATCTGACGCATTTCCAGAACTTTGCGCCTGACAACGCCAATGACGCGGCGGTGACGCTCGGCCAACTGGCCGCTGACATCGCCTATCAGGAAGCCGCCGACGCATGGTTTCTGGTCGCGGCGTCGATCGCGTCGGGGATCCATCCGCCGCATGCCGAATACGAGGGCCGCGTTGCCGGTGCCTGCCGCAAGCTGGCCAAGGCGCTGGACAGCCATGCGGATGCGATCGACAAGGCCACCGAGTTGCAGGCGAAGAACGTCGAGCAGGCCAAGCACAAAGCCGCCAACAAATGATAGCGGCGTTGTACGTCGAGACGGGCGGGGCCTATTTCAACCGGCCTGATGTCGATCCGTGGGACGAACGCCGCGATGCGCGCAAGTATGACGGGCCACATCCGGTTGTGGCGCATCCGCCGTGCCAGCGATGGGGCAAGATGTGGTTTGGCTCGCCTGATGTGGTCAAGAAAACCGGGATCCGCAAACAGTTGGGTGATGATGGCGGCTGCTTTGCGGCTGCACTCGATCAGGTGCGGCGGTTTGGCGGCGTGCTGGAGCATCCGTGGGGATCTCTGGCGTGGCCGCATTTCGGGCTGGCGACACCAGAGCGATCGGGCGGCTGGATCATGGCTGATTTCGAGGGTGGATGGACGTGCTGTGTCGAACAGGGGCAATACGGCCATTACGCCCGCAAGCCGACATTGCTGCTGGCCTATGGCGTCGAGCTGCCTAGCCTGAAATGGGGCTACCGCAACGCCACGCTCGATCCTGCCGTGGTCGAGCGGATGGGATTGAAGCGCGCCCGGCGGCTGGGCGAGGTCGGTGCGCGTGGGGGTGGCGAGAACTCGACGCCACGGATCCACACGCCGGTGGAATTCAGGGAGTTGCTGATATCAATGGCGAGGTCTGCGGAATGATCGACGGACAGAATGATTTGAGCACGGCTGAGGGCCGATCGATCTACGAATTGCTGCGGCTGCACTTCATGGCCATCAACGATCAGAAGAACGTCTGGCACATCGAGATGGACGAACAGGAACAGCCGGGCGGCGTGAAGCGCATCAGCATCACGATCGATGTACACGCCTTTGACGGACATCATTAAAGCCCGTATCGGGTTTCAGCCCAAACCCCATCAACGCCGCGTGCTGCTCGATCGCCATCGCCATCGCGGCGTTGTCTTTCATCGTCGAGCGGGCAAGACTGTCATGGCGATATTCGACCTGCTCGATGGCCTGTTATCGTGCAAACTAACGCAGCCGCGCGTTGCATATATCGCGCCATTCCAAAAGCAGGCGAAGCGGCTGGCCTGGGACTATCTGACAAGCACTGTCAGCCGTGGCAATGCCAAACAATACTTCACGATTCACCAATCCGATCTGACGGTGACATTCGAGCCGACCGAGGCGAAATTCATGCTTTTGGGGGCCGACAACATCGACGCGATCCGTGGCATGTACTTCGATCGTATCGTTGCCGATGAATTGGCCGACATGGATCCTAGATTGTGGCCGACTGTGTTGCGTCCGGCGCTTGCCGATCGCCAGGGGCGCGCGCTGCTAATGGGGACGCCAAAGGGCCGTTCCAACATGCTGTACGAATTGAGCAAGGTCGCGGCGGATGATCCGGAATGGTCTTTCCACCTGGCGCGGGCCGATCAGACCGGCATGATCGCGCAAAAGGAATTGGCCGCATTGCAGCGGGAAATGTCAGCGCCGCTGTACGAGCAAGAGTTCATGTGCAGCTTTAACGCGGCGCTGTTAGGCGCTGTTTATGGCGGCGAAATGAATGCGCTGCAACTTGATCGCTATGTGCCGTTCATGTGGGATCCGCAATTACCGGTCTATACGTCGTGGGATCTCGGATGGGCGGATGCGACGGCGGTGGTATTCTGGCAGATCGCGGGCAATGAGTTGCGCATCATCGACTATGAGGAATACACACTGACGGCCTTGCCGCAAGCGATCGCGGCTGTCAGGGCCAAGCCATATCAATACCTGGCGAGCTCGCATTACGGGCCGCACGATATCAAGGTGACGGAATTGGGATCGGGCAAGTCTCGCGCTCTGATTGCGCAAGAGCTAGGCATCGATTTCGTGCAGGTGCCTAATTGGGCGCTAGAAGACGGCATAGAGGCCACCCGCGCGATTCTGCCAAGAGTTTGGATAAATTCGTCAAAATGCGAGAGGCTTCTGGAATGCCTCGTCAACTACCAATATGAGTTTGACGAACGCTCAAGATCGTTTAAGACTAGGCCGAAACATGACTGGACTTCACACGCAGTAGATGCAGTGCGCATGTTTGCGGTCGGGCATGCTGGGGGAATGGGTCGAACGCTCAAACGCGCTAGAGCGGATGAGCAAAAATGGTTACAGTAAGCCAGAACCTGGGGGGGTATGGCGAGGTAATAACCGATTTACGCCATGCATGCGATCAAGCGATAAACGCCAGAGCGGGCGAGGATGACGGCCAGCGCGCGCGCGCCTGGCGGGATTTCATCAATGCGCCGCGACCGGGCGATACGCTGCTGGACGCCACCAATTCCACGCTGCAATCCTCAGACGTCAATTCGTCCATTACCGCCGTCACGGCGCAAATGGTGATTTCCTTCGGCCAGGATAGCGTCGTCACGTTCGAGGCGAACAGCGCCGAGGACGAGACGCAAGCCGCCGCCGAATCGCGGGCGGTCAACAAGGCGGCGATCGAGGACAACGGCGGCTATCGCGTCATACTCGGCGGCATCCAGAACGCGCTGCTCTATCGCGTTGGCTACATCAAGACCTGGTGGGATGACGATATCAACCGGTACATGGTGACGCACCATAACATCGCGCGGGCGGATCTGCCGATCGTCATGGAACAGCAACCGATTGCGGAAGGCGTCGCGGTCGAGCGGCGGCTGGTGCGCTATGACGAGGACAAGCAAACCGCCCAGGTCGAGATTACCGAAAAGCGCAATCGGCTCAAATGCGCTCCCGTCAGCAATGACCTGTTTTTCAAGACGCCTGGTTGGGACCGCGAAAGCCTGGAGGGGATCCCGCTTTGCGGTGAGGTGCATTACCTCACGCGCAATGACCTGGTGCGGATGGGTGTGGAATGGTCGATCGTCAAGGATCTGCCTGCTGTCACCCGCAATTCGGGGGCCGAATCTACGAATGCTCGCCGCACTTCGGCGGCGCTGGCAACGCCGATCGTCTCACAAATGGACATTGTGCGTGTATTCGAGGCTTACGCCTGGCTCAGTTTTTCGGAGAATGAGGGGCGCGCGTATCTCTACAAATGTTGGGTCCATTCCGA